AGTTGTAAGATCATACTGATATATAAACCCTTGTGTAGAACCATAGCTATACAAAGCAATATACATACGAGTACCACTATCTTCAATGGTTATATTGCTTGCATTAAAGTTAGTGTGAGCATTATAAGGATCATCATCTGCATTAGGTCCGTTGATAGCGGTGTCACCACTTGCTGTAGGTGAAAAACTTAATTTAGGTAAAGATAAGAAAGTTCTGCTATCAAAATCAATAGCATCATAAGGGGCGGGTCCACCCGAGGAGATACCATGACCGAAGCCTCTAGCTGACCCCCCTCCAAAGGAGGCCAGCATAGGTGCGTAAAGTGGTTTATTTTTATTTTTCCATAACATCTAACTTTTCCTTATGCATACTGAGAAAGACTTGCTAATACTGTAAATGTAGCGTCTGCTGTTTTAATAATAGTAAAGGTGTAAGCATCAATACCGCTTGCATTACCCCCTGTAGGTGCCGAACCACCTAACCATTTTGGCGTGACCGCTGTTCCGTCAACTTGATAAGCATTAAAGTAATAAGCGGTAGTACCTTGGGTAGAAAGAACACTAACAGTTACCGATTGCCCTACAGAAAGAGTAGAGTTTACACTTGTAAAATTAATTGTTCGGTTTGCAGTTTGATTTGTTGTTAAGTGAAATACTCCCGCTGATGTAATGCCGACATCAAGAGTTCCAGATGTTGTTGTATTATCAAATATTCTCTCAACTACTTCCTCAATATCTAACGTACCATCTACTGTTAAGCCACCAAAGGTAGGAGTGCTTGCAGTACCTAACCCCAGTGAGTTCTTAAAGCCTGTCGCATTGTTTTTGCGTAAGTAGTTGTCTGTTGATGAATAGAATACGGTGTCTGAACTGCGGGTAGTTGCCGAATGCGTCATATTTAGGTATGACGAAATTCCATACCTCATATACAGATCGCCACTACTGTCTCGTGCTGCTAGTGTATTTCCGTTACTGCCTGTACTTGCCTGATAGCCATCAGTTGTATCAGCATCTAGGCCACTGCCAGAGCCGTCGTTGCCAGAGTGCCAGATTGTATTGTTAGTACCGCTGGTTCCAAGACGAACGATTAAATCACTATCTTGGGTAAAGCCTAGCTTGCCAAGCTCACCTGCAGTGTTGCTATATTTTATAACGGAATAGTAATTCCCACCACTCCGCTTTATCTCTAATTGTTCTGCAAAGTTAGCCGCCGCTAAAGTAATTGTACCTGTAGCGGTATCATTTGCATCACTGCGCAAGAAACTAGAACCCTCGACGCCATCCAACAAGTCAGCATCTAAACCAGAGCCAGCACCGTCATTGCCATCTGTCCAAATCTTGTTGTTGTAACCAGTTGACGAAGTACTTGCGTATAAATGACTTCCGTCATTCAGCAGCCAACGTTCATTTGTGGTATTAAATGATGAGGTGGATGTAGTTCCAACCGCAAGCATTATCGGACCTGTCCGTTGAAAACCCCCTACCTGAAGTTTAGCACTACTTCCGGCACTTATCGGAGAACCAAATACAATTTTACCTGTCGCCGTATCGTCAGCATCACTACGCAAGAAGCTGCTGGCGTGAATACCGTCAACGGTGTCTGCATCTAGGCCAGAACCAGCACCGTCATTGCCAGCATGGAATACTTTGTTTCCATTGATCGTTACATTGTCATTGCTACCAACCTTCATGGCAATGACGTTCCAATCATTTGCAGACCCAGAACCACCAACATAAAGTGTTTGCGTGTTGTCATTTGTCGGCCTGATGTAAGTTGTGCCTCTTTGACTATCTATGCCATAGCCAGCATAGTAGACATTTGTAGTCTCTACCCCATAAACGACTTTTACACCACTGTCGTTATCAACTGTAAGCATACCTGTTGTTGTATCATCAGCATCACTACGCAAGAACTGTGAACTTGTTAAGCCTACAATATCAGCTACAGTGCGAGAAGTAGTGCCATCAGATAAACTGCCAGAGAGGTATAGGTCTTTCCAACGATAATTGCTTACACCTAAATCAAAATAATTATTATTCCAAGGTTTTATATTTGCTTGTGACCATAAATTGTTATTGGCATTTGAAGTTCCATTGTTTGTTTGTAGGTGCATATTTGTTGCTGCTGACACTATTTCTAAAGTAGTACCATTGCACTCAATACCTCCTACCAAAGAGCTATTGTTGTAAAAGTTAATGAACCCATTATTTGTAGCTCCAGAGGGCTTAGATAACCACAGGTTAGCATTGTCGCCACGTTGGATGTACTGAGAAGCACCTGCGATTACCGTGCCATCTTGCGACCCTGCACCAATAGACTGTCCATTGTTAACAGTAGTTCCCACCAACAGACTGCCGCTGCTGTCGATGCGCATGCGCTCCGCCGCAGGTGAAACACCGTTTGTTCTTGTGGAAAAAGTTAACGCACCGTCATAGTTACCACTTGTGCCATTTTCCTTGATCCCTTTTATAGTTCCAAACACATATTGCGAATTTGATCCAGTAGCAGCCTCACCAGAAAGCTGAATAACGCCGCCAACACCTGCCGCCATGTTAGTTGTATCATTAATTCGTACATGAGCGTTTTCACCTGCACTGCTCACGCCTGCCGCTTCTATGTTGAGAGAAGTTGTAGGCGAACTCGTCCCAATCCCAACAAGACCAGCGTTTGTAATGTACAATCGGTCTGTGAAAGTTGCAGCCGTATCAGCGGTTCCACTAGGGGCTGTTGAAAAGTAAATGTTACCTTGATACTGAACTATCCTCGTGGCTTCATTTGTTTCCATGTATTTGAAAACACCATCAGACGATCGATATTGGTTAGCTGAAAGTATTACAACATCATCTGTCGAATTGTAATTCTCAAGTGCGCCCATGCCGCCAAACTGAATAACGCCTGTGCTATTGGAGTGCCATGTTTTAGGTGAGGTGTTGCCAACAGAAAGAACGCCGCCAGACGATATGCGCATACGTTCAATAGTGCCAGTAGTAAACAACAAGGTATTAGCTATAGTACCTGTACTATCAAAGCCAACAATCTTTGTTTGATCACTTACATCACCAAAGTGTATAACACCTGCGTTAGCACCTGTATCAACTTTCAAATCGCCAACTACTACTAAAGCCTCATCTGGCGAAGTCGTCCCAATTCCGACATTGCCACTGTCGTCAATGCGCATACGTTCAGCGGATAATGTACGGAACGTCATGCTGTCTGTGCCATGATCGTATTGAACCATACCCCTATATTGTTCTACACCCGATGTTCCATCAGCAAAATAAATAGTACCAAAGCCAGTGGAAGCGGTTGAAATCGTGATTCCATTGTTTCCAGAAGTAGTTCCGACTACAAGATTATTACCATTAGTATTATAACTACTAGGATTTGTGTTCCCAATCCCGACATTACCGCTGCCATCTATAAGTACATCTGTTCTGCCGTCTGTTTCATTTCTAATCCGCAAACCGCTTTCAGATAGTTCAATGTCCATTGTGTCGTAGCTATCACGCTCAAAACGCAACCCATTACCACCAGAGCCTTGATCTAAATGCAGTAAAGAAGCTGGCGAACCAGTCCCAATCCCCAAAAACTCCGCATTTGCATCCCAGAAGAACTTGGCAGTCGTGCCTGTGTCCTCGTAGAAGCTGATGTCGCCAGATGAGTGATTAATACGCAATCTTTCTGTAAATGACGAAAACGCATCATTTGTTGTAAAGATTTTGAAAACACCGCCACTTGTAGTTAAATAGCTGTTTACATCTGTTGTATCAGTTTCATTAATCAGTAAACCAGTAGATACACCTTGTATTTTAGCAAGGCCATCCACAGTTAGCCCATCAGTGGTTAACGTTCCTGTAATATCAGCGCCTGTGGAGGTGGTGGTAAACTTGAGTGCGTTGTTGTGATTTAATTGCACTGCGCCAGCAACGTTAAATGACGCAGATGTTTTAGAAGCATCTACATTGGCAATTTTTATAAACTGATAGCCTTGGATATTAATTCCACCAGTTCCATTATCTAAAATATAACTTTCTGACCCATCGTGGTAAATCTGTAGGTCATTGCTATTACCAAATGATAAAACTTCATTATCAGCAAAGTCTACATTAAAAGTAGTACCATCGAGAGTTAATCCTGTACCCGCACTATAAACAGCTGTTTCAGCAATTTGCTCAAAAGTAATATTAGTAGTACCAAACGTAATAGTACCACTAGCGTTCATTACATACAGTTCACCTGCACCAGTATCACCTTCTTTTACAAAGAAAGCGTCACCTTCACCAAAGGCATCAGGATCAGAGGCACCATAAGAGTCTGCATCAGTAGCACGAGTAAGAACCCAGTTAGTTGACGCAGTACCTACGGTGGTAACAGTATAAATGCCGTTTTGAGTTTGATCTGTTTGTTGATACAAAAGTACACGATCACTTAAACTAAGAGCAATACCATCAATAGTAATAGCCTCTTGAGTACCTGAGTTAGTTAGTGTAGCACCAACCCCGTTTGTACCATTATTATAGGTAGCACTTAAGTTAGTTGGAGACTCAACTCTTACAGGCGCATGATAGTGAATACCTGCTGCTGCAATAGTATCTACATACTCTTTAGTAGCTGCATGTAAAGCAGATGTCGGGTCAGCATTAAGGGTAAGGAACCCTGTCATAGTCCCACCAGACTTAGGTAAGGCTGCAGTAGCTACTGTAGAAACATTTGCTACATCTACACCGTCTACTGTGCCTGATAGACTGATATTTCCTGTAATATTAATATTACCTGTGCCAGTAATATCATTTCCATTTAAACTTAAGTCTCCACCAAGTTCAGGAGTTGTATCTTCAATAACGTTAGAAAGTGCCTGTCCTAAAGTAAAGGCTGCTTGTTGCCAGTTTGTACCGTCATAAACATACAGTTGATTGCCTGTTGTGTTCCAATAAAGCGCACCTGTTAAAAGAGCATTTCCATCGTTATCAGTAGTAGGTGTTGAAGACTTAGAACCTAAGTAACGATCATCAAAAGCATCATAACTAGCTGCAGCATTAGTTGCCGAGGTAGCTGCACTAGTTGCACTAGAAGCTGCTGCTATAGCACTTGAAGCTGCGTTACTTTCTGAAGTTGAAGCATTGCTTTCTGAAGTACTTGCATTACTTGCAGAAGTGGCTGCGTTAGTTTCAGAAGTACTTGCATTACTTTCAGAGGTAGCTGCCGCTGAAGCTGAAGACGCTGCTGCTGTTGCAGAGCTTGCCGCCGCTGTGGCACTAGTAGAAGCATTTGACTCACTTGTTGAAGCATTACTTTCACTGGTTGCAGCATTACTTTCAGAAGTAGCTGCATTAGATGCTGAAGTAGCCGCTGCAGTAGCTGAACTGGCTGCATTAGTAGCTGATGTAGAAGCATTACTTTCAGAAGTAGCTGCAGCAGTAGCACTTGAAGCTGCACTAGTAGCCGAAGTGGCTGCGTTAGTTTCAGAAGTACTCGCATTAGACTCTGAAGTAGCCGCTGCACTGGCAGAGCTTGCAGCTGCCGTTGCTGAAGATGCCGCAGCAGTAGCACTTGAGGCTGCATTAGTTTCAGAAGTTCCTGCGTTAGATTCTGAGGTAGCCGCATTAGTAGCTGAAGTAGCAGCATTAGTTTCTGAGGTTGAGGCTGCACTTTCACTAGAAGCCGCATTACTTTCTGAAGTTGCTGCGTTAGTAGCCGATGTAGCTGCAGCAGTAGCACTAGTAGAGGCGTTACTTGCAGAAGTATTTGCGTTAGATTCTGAAGTACTTGCATTAGACTCTGAAGTTGAGGCAGCACTAGCAGAACTAGCGGCTGCAGTTGCAGAGCTTGCAGCATTTGTTTCTGAAGTTGCTGCATTAGTTTCTGACGTTGCTGCATCAGTAGCACTAGAAGCTGCATTTGTTTCTGAAGTTGCCGCATTAGTTGCAGCAGTTTCTGCGTCATCTACAGGGCTGTCCCAAGAAGTACCATTATAAACTTTAAGGTCATTACTACTAGAGTTATAATAAAGCGCACCTGTTAAAAGAATATCTCCATCATTGTCTACTGCAGGATCACTTGTTTTGCTTCCAAGGTAACGATCATCAAAGTTGTCATAGATAGTTTGAACACTGGTTAAACTTGAACTCGCAGAAGTTGCACTAGAAGCTGCATTAGTAGCTGAAATAGAAGCATTACTAGCACTATTTGCTGCTGAACTCGATGAACTAGCTGCTGAAGTAGCACTTGTTGCCGCTGCTGTAGCACTATTTGATGCTGAAGCTGCAGGAGATTCCCAATTAACACCGTTATAAAACCTAAGCTCTCCTGCTACGCTATTCCAATAAATAGTACCTACTACTAGGGCATCGCCATCATTATCTACTGTAGGATCTGAAGTGTAAGAACCCAGATATCTATCGTCAAAGTTATCAAAAATAGTCTGGATAGAAGCTAAGTCGCTAGAGGCTGAGCTTGCACTAGTAGCTGCATTAGTTGCCGAAGTAGCAGCATTAGTAGCGCTTGTTGATGCACTAGACGCACTGTTTGCAGCTGCAGTAGCATTTGTAGCTGTACTTGAAAGATAAGAATAAGCACTTGCTGCAGAGCTTGCTGCGCTAAAAGCAGAAGTAGAAGCGTCTGCCGCATCATCGCTTGCTTCTGAAGCTCTTAGTGCTGATGTAGAGGCACTATTGGCTGCATTTGTAGCTGAAGTTGCAGCGTTAGTTTCAGAAGTTCCTGCGGAAGTAGCAGAACTACTTGCACTAGTAGCAGAAGCCGCCGCATTTGTTTCTGAAGTTGATGCTGCACTTGCGCTTGACGCTGCTGCTGTTTCACTTGCTGCAGCATTAGTTTCAGAAGCTTCTGCATTAGTTTCAGCTGTTTCTGCGCCTTGTTGTGCCTCTTCTGCTGCCTCTTGGGCTGCTAAAGCTGCTGTTTTTGCTGCTTCAGCGTCTTGTTCTGAATCGGCAGCGTTAGTTGCACTAGTAGCTGCGTTAGTTGCATAAGTGCTAGCTTCCTCTGTTGGATACTCCCAAGAGCTACCATTCCAAATGCCTAACTGAGAGTTTGTGCTATTAAAGAAAAGTGCGCCTGTTACAAGAGAATCACCATCATTGTCTACAGTTGGTGCAGAAGTTTTTACACCAAGGAATCTGTCATCAAAAGTATCTAAGGCTAACTCTGCTGCTGTTTGCGCTGTTTCTGCCGCTGTTTGTGCAGTCTCCGCTGCTGTTTGAGCATCAATTAAGTTGTCATAGTATTCACTACCACCAACATTAGTGTCTGAAACTTGTTGTCCACCTGCAGTTGAAATTACAACATGAAGATCATTGTTAGAATCAAGATAAATACTACTGATAGAATTACCTTGAGCACCTTGAGGACCAGTTCTAGATAGCGAAAGTTGAACATCATTAGTAGTAGTAGTTAGATCATAACTAGTACCGTTAATAGTAACTGTGTAATTAGACATTAGCTTTCCTCCGTTGGTGAATAGCGTACTTCAACTAATCCCCGCATTGGCTTCCAGACCATTTGATTGCTACCTGTTCCTGTGTCTCTTATTTCTAAACCAAAGAAACCATAAATAGGTTTATCTACTGCTGGTGTAGTTGACCAACTATTAATAAGAGTTTCGGGAATAACAATATCAAACTCATTGTCTGTTCCATCACTGTCAATAATATCAAGTGTTGTTACAATACCGTTAGTTAGGGGTTCTGTTGGAACAGTACCAGAGTCTTGCGTATTATTGCCTTCAACAATTTTGGCTACAATAGTATAACCTGTTAAATTAGTTACCCAGCCAACAGCTACGTTTAATCTTACTTGTTCACCTTCGATCACAGAAGCTAAAATACTTCCGTCATCTGTTATTAAGTCTTTCGACTTTGACGTTATTTTTGAACGTGGCATTTCATCCTCCTGCCGATCCTCAGATGGGCTGTATTAAAAATTAAATCCTCGTGTAGTAGCTTTAGTACCTGCACGAATAGGGTAGAGATATTCAACAGCATACCGTAAAGCATCTGTCCAATGTTCTACACCTTCTTTTTTATCGATTGTAGCTGAGTCAGGATTAGACTCAACCCATTGTGTTCTTTCAATAGACTTAATCGTATTTACACACTTAGGATGAATTAGCATGTCAATATCACCGTTAGCATTTTTAAATTTCTTATTTACTGCCGCTACACTGTCAATGATAGGAGGAGCCTTATTATGTGCTCTTGTTATTATTCCATGTGATTGTAGTATAGAAAAGTCAGTTGTACCCACTGCTGCGCTGCTCTTACGAGCCTTACCTGCAGGATCAGGATAAGAAATAATACGGTGTCCTTTATACTTTTCAACTAAAGCTCTTGCTAAAGTTTCTGTATCAGGATGACCTTGCATTTCATCTAGTATTTGTATTTGATTTCCACGAATAGCAAAGATAACAGAGGCCATAATGCCTACGTTAAAGTCAATTGCTACGTGTATATCCTCATTGTCTTCAAAGGATTGTAATCCTTTATCAATATGTTCTTTACGATTAAACGTGTAAAACACATTATTACCAGAGTCTTCGAAGCTTGCAATATACTCTCTGGCAAATTTTAGAGGATCAAGTGTCAATTTAATTCTATCTATTTCTTCTTCATCAAGGAAGGGAGAGTCTTTATAAGTATAAGTGTAGCTTTTCCAATCACTATCACTATCTTGTCTGTTATACATTTCATAAAAGTAATCATAACCTCTGGGAGTACTAATAATAAGCGCTCGACCAGAGTTAGCATTAAATTTCTTAGCGTTCATAGGAGACCAACGAGTAGCAACACAGGGTTGAATAATTGATTCCCATGACTCTTTAAGGTTCATTCCAGCGCCTTTCCAAGAAGTAACCTCATCGGCTACTATGAAATACTGGCCTGTACCCCGCATACGCTGTGATGCTTCATAAGACCAAAGCTTTAGCTGTACGTTATTAGGAAACCAAAACTGTCCTGCTGCCTTAGAAGCCTTATCAGCAAAATCTTCCATACCTAACTGCCAAGCTATCAGCGGATAGTAAATATCTACTGCTTGGCTATAGGTAGGAGCAATGAGTGCCACATTCTTATTTGGCACACTCTCATCTAAATCCATTAGCTCTTGTACTGCTAAAATAGCTGCTGTAGCTGCTAGGTATGACTTACCAAAGCCTCGACTAGCATTAACTACACTATATCTGCAATCTTTCTTTACAAATAAGTCTCTAATAACTTCTGACTGTTTTTCATGTAACTTTATCACTTCTTATAACTCTTTTTGTAAGCCTTAATAGCGGGTTTAACGGCTCTATAAGGATTATTGTTTTCACCTTCTTTAGAACCATACTTAAAAGCTTTGTTCATTTGACGTTGCCTATCGGCTTCTTTGATCTTTTTAATCATTTTTTACGTCCTAACTTTTTCTTGACCTTTTTGGGTTGACTGCTAAATTGCTTCCCCTTCTTAAGATCAGCTCGCTTTTTTCTAGTGGTGGAGGCATACTGTGCCTTGGTAAGCTTTTCACGATCCCTTTTAGGCAGATAACGCTCACCAGTAGCATCTTTACCACTGACACTATTTTTACCACTCTTAGTACCCCAGTCTTGCTTAGTCCATTTAGTCATAGACTTCTGACCAGCATCTTTACCACCAGTGTACTTGCCACCTAAGTCTTTATAAATCTTAGCCGCTAGCTGCATAGCTCTAGCTGAATGTCGTCCACCCATGCGAGCCTTGGCTCTAGCTTTAGCCTTTTCCCATAAACGTGGATTTGCTCTAGCCATTACTTTTTCCTTTTACTCTTATGAGTAGCTCCTTTCATAAGCTTACCATTAGGCATCCGATGATACCCTTTTGGAGCTTTTCCTTGAGCTTTTTTTGTTTTGCTTTTTGCTTTTCCCTTGTGATAGGACATATTTAACGTACTCCTCACCTATGCGTTTATGTCTAGTAATGATGAGTACTTTTCCGTTGTCATCATAATAAACATATTTCTTCACATATCATTCCCTTTCATATCAAGCATACCCTCGTGGTCACGCCCAATATATTTAAGTTCTGTTTCAACAGAGGCTATTCTTTGTTTAAGTGTATTAATAGCATCGATGTGCATTAGCATACTGTCTAGCTCTTCCCAAAGTTCATCAACATCATCCCACACATACCCTATTTCCATAGCATTGTCTTGAACATCACGTTTAAGATTAACATTATCTTCAATAGCCATTTTAGAGCCTAACTGATTAACAGTCTCTTCTAAGCTAGCAATAGTAGCGGCTTGTTGGCTTACCCACCAAACACCACCTGCTAACTGTGCCGCCATAGCTAACACTAAAGCAACTGGTAGTTTTAAGTTTTCCATGTTACCATCTTCCTTGTGCTAAACCTATAAAGTAAAATATTGTGAATAGTCCTGCTAGACCTGCAACAAACATTAATAGTCCTGCAGTCCAGTTAATAATAGCGTCTATACGTTGCTGTTTAGCATATAACTCTTGTTTTCTCTTACGTCTCATACTTGCTTCTATCTGTAATACTTCTTCCCAAGCAGAAGGACCATAATGCCAAGAGATATGATCTTTAATCTCTTTTCTCATGTTTTCCATCTTCTTTTTGTGTGCAAATATTTCAAGGGCAGTCTCTTCATCGCTGCCTTTAAACGTCTTTTGCCACCAAGGAGGGTTTTTAGTTCTTTCTTCTAAGTTAGTAAAATCACTAAAAGCTTTACCCCAAGTGGATAGTTGGCTAGTCATGTCTTGAATATCTTTACCTGCCCCAATAGCAGCTTTAATAGTCTTAAATGCACCAGCCGCAAGAGTTACGCAGCTAACAGGATCCATATCAATTTGCTCTTGATTGTTCCATCATTTCACGGATAGCCTTAATATTCTCATCTATACGAGCATTAAGTACTTTTAACTCTTGTGTTTGTTTTTCCATTTCATTAATACGTATCTCATGTCGTGCAATATCACGAGCATTTAATGCTACATTAGCATCAAGATTAGACATGTACCAAATAACACCAAAAGTTTGTAATGTAATGGCTAAAATAAACGTAATAGGCACACTCTTAGACAGGTGCCAAGATTCCTCTTTTTCACTCATTGGAAGTATCCTCTTTTTCTTTTTCATTAGTATCTGTAAGTAGAATGCTAATAGGTTTCTTTTCAGTAACCTCTTGTTCAATTTTATCAGGGATCTTCTTGTAGCCATACTGCATTAAATTATTAATGAGTGTTCCTTGGGTAGCTGTCATTTGTGCATAAGCTCCAGAAGTATGCTTACCAATTTCCTCTAAGTAATCTAACTTGGCCTGTATTTCTTGATACTTTCTAACCATCATTTCAATGGGATCAAAGCCTAACTCCTCAAGCTTACGAACAGAAGCCATAGAATTAATATTTTTAGAGCCTTTAGGACGGCCACTTCCAGGCTTACGGCCTCCAGTTTTATCTTTGCGGTTGTCTGGCATAATGACCTCCTTTCAGGTTCTAGAAAATTTATGTTGCCATGATATAAAAAATTTAAAAATTTTTATTATTATTTTCAATACTTTATAAGTATATTTTAATAAGTTATTGTTTTTATTTAAAAAAAGATTATTTGATTTTTCCAAATAATATTATTTACTTTTCTAAGTGAATGTAGTCATTATTCTGAAGAATAACATCGAAAGCAGCAGTAATTCTTGCATTATTTGATCTCATTGTTCCTCTAATATCTACATCAGATTTTTCTGGTAGTCTTACTGGAGAAAAGAACTTGTAAGAGTACTGTCCACCAGTTCCTGAAACTTCTAAACTATGTCCAACTCTGAAAGAATCCTGACCAAAATAACGTACAAACATATCTACAGTGGCATCGGCACCTGCCTGACAAGTCGCTGTTCCTTGCATTATATAGCCAGTATACCCAGCAGGGACAGTATAGATTGCCATTAAGGTCTGGCCTTTTCCAGCAGTAATCTTACAAACAGTTGTGGAGGAAACTTGAATAAGAATATCATCAACATTTGTAGTACCATCACCGATATAAGCACGATAAACACGGATAAAGGTATTAGTCGTAGTAGAGGCAGCAGAAGAACTAACAACAACATCTTCTGTTTGTTCATTATAGTCTTCATCTAAACCAATAATTGTTACTGTTTTTCCAGTATCACTAGCATTAACTGCAGGAATAGTTAGAGAAGAGGCAGTGCTAAAGCTACTCCAAGGATAAGCTGTGTCATCGACATCCCAGATAGTTCCTGATTGGTTTTGAGACATGGCTTCAACAGCACCAAACTTATGTACTGCTGTATGACCAGTAACCTTTTGTTTAGCAACTTTTAAGCCAAAGCCTTCAGTATGAAACTGTGCAAAATTCATAATTAAAATCCTTATTAATAAAAAACAAATAAAAATAAGAACTTAAAATAAAAATTAAATTCTTACACTAAGGATACCAAAGTGATACTTAATAACCCCCCGAAAAGAGTTATACAAGTATACTCGGTGGGTACTATCGGGGGGCATACGGAACATCTCTTTTCAAGTACCAGTAAGAGAGTCCTATAGTATCACTTTGGCAGAGCCTTAGCAAAGTTATTCTTAAACGTCAGGTATTGTTTTTCAGGTACTTTCCTGGGAAAATCACTGGAAGACCATGACAAAGTTTAGTAATAAGTTTTACAGGAAGGTTATAGAGTTTTCTCATAAAAAGCCTCATAACTTTTGCTCTAAGTCTTCTGGCATAAATCTCGTTACTTGTCATTAGGCTTACTCACAACAAACTCATAAAGACTTTCTGCATTCTTCTTAATTTCTTCTGGAGTGTACATAACAGGTACGTACTTCTGCCAAGCTGTAAGAGCTTCTTCTGCATTATCTTTATAAGCTTCCATTGCTTTCTCGGCAATACCCATATTAGTTTCATAAGCTTTATCCATCATGTCTTTTGCCATAGCAAGAACGTCATAACGAATTTGATAAGGGTTTTTAGTGTATTTTTCCATAGTATTTCCTTTGTGTGTTGTGTGTGAATGAAAAAAAAAATAGGGGAGACCCCCTCAGAACACCCTACAACCAATTAAGGTCATAAGATGCTCTGAGAGGGTCTCCGAAGGAGTTTATTTTTATGTTTTATTTTGTGATCCCTCTTTTTATTGGGGATCACTTGTTGTTTATATTTAGGCTGTCTTAAGTCTTTAGCCATAGGATTTTTTATTATATGTTTTTTCCCCATGTGTAACACTTCCAGTCTTTAAGATAAAGTCCTTGCTGTTCAGCAAAGTCAATACCAAATCTTGCATCTAGCATACAGGCTTCTTCTGTTGCATGTACAGCCCCTGATGAAAACACTTTACATTCTTTAGAGAGATCAGCGGGGGTTGCAGTAGTACATACAAGTATTAATACAGTAAACATATTATGAAGCTAAGTTCGCAAGAATAAACCCTGCTACTAGACCAATAACAAGAGGCCACTTATTTTCCATAAGACCTTCTTTTACTAGTTTAAGTTGTTCTTTCATAGGTTTTCCTTTCTTTAGGGGATAAACCCCCATTCATTTTCTACTTTACCATCAAAGTAGGAGTATTGTTCGTTCCACAAGAGTTCATAATCATTATTCTTATAACGAACAACCATGATGTCAGGCATGACTGCACCATGGGATTTTTTCATTTCAACAAAATCAACAAGCATGTAATCTTTATTTTGATTTTTAGGAATAAAGGTTTCAGTTGTACTCATAGTTTGCATTAAATTTCTTCCAAAACAATTAACTTAGCATTTTCAGGATTAGGTAGTTTTTTAACATCATCATAAAGGTCTTTAGCAACTACAATAACACTGCTCATAGGATACTTAATAAAATCGATATGACCTCTTATATGCCACCTATACATTGAAAAGCTTCGTTGACAATACTTTCGATTAATGTTACTTAGCTTAGACTCATTAGGATCTGTTACAAGAAATTCCATTTCAGGATTGTCCCACAAGTAATCAATTAGAGCCTCAGTAAATTCATCGATACCATAAATTAAACAAATACCAAGATGACCATACTTTTTGTAATAGTCTTCTCTTGCTGTTTTAGGATTATGCTTAAGCCTAATTTTAGGTGTCATTTTAGTTCCAGGCTTACGGCCTCGTTTTTTAGGCACTTCTTTTGTTTCGCTCATTTTGTAATTCCTCAAACCCACCTACAACATTAATAACAACAGGTACTGTAGTTTTGCTTAGTTCGTTTTTAATAAAGTCTACCCAAAATTCTTTTTTAATTTCAGATAGTTTATCTAAGTTTTTATAAACATAAGGTGTATTGTCTTTTTCTAGCTCTTGTTTAGCCTTTAAACACCAAGGACAATTGTCTTTACCTATGATATAATACATTATAGCACTTCCTCTTCAGAAGATTGTTCTAAAATATCAATAGTAGCCCTGACAGCATCACTAAAAATTTGTTTAAATACTTCAGTAAAAGTCATGTCTGAATTAAAATCAAAACCACCGTCCATATAATTATTAAACATTTCATCAATCATTTCTGAAAGTTGCTCTTCTTCACTCATTTACCACGCCCTCGCATAGTTTCATCTTCTTCTAACCAAATAAGACGATTAATGTCAGCACGGCTAATACCCATATCATTTAACTGACGATCAGTCATTTGATTTAACTCTTTAATAACACGACGATGTTCACGCCAAGTATTCATATAATTCCAATAACGTTTAAACAAAGACATTTCATAAATACCTGTTTGTTTTAACGCTTCATTTACAATTGCTATTACACCAATTAAAGCAAGTAACAATACTAATATTTCAATCATCTTTTTTATCCATTTGATCTTTTACTTTAAAGGCTGCAGAGATTAATGCGTCAATAGTTTCTTCAGAATCTATTTTAGAAGAAGACATATTAATAGAGCCATCTTTACAAACTTCTATTATAATAGCCTTATAAAACAGTTCTTCTGCGTAATCTAAAACAGCATTATGGTTATTAAAATATTCTTTCTCAGCTTTTAAATTAACATTTTCTTTTATTTTATCCGTAATGTCTACTACATCACCCATTAGTTAATTCCAAGCCATCCAAGAACAGCTAACCCTACATAAGTTGTTATAGTTGCTGTTATGGTAAAACCAACTACAGTACCAAACAATGCGCCTACTGCATATGCAATACCTTTATCTTTTGCCGCCATTATACAATCCTTTATTACGTTTTTTATGCTTATTCATAGAAGACAACTTAAGATTACCCTTACCTTGAGATGTCTTTTTTGGATTCTTTTTTACATACTTCATAACTTACTATCCTCGAATGTAGCATCCCATTCTTCAGGTGTTACCCCTGAAATTAAAAACTCTCGTTCTTCCACTGATAAGTTAGGAAAAACATCTTGTACAAGTTCTCCCATTTTATGTCTATTAAGTTGTTCCTCAGTACAGTCAATGTTCATAGTATTAACTTCACCAGAGATTATAGAACGTCTTTGTACTATCATTAGCCACTCCTAGAAACATCTATACAGGCCATAGCCTCATTACTACCAGTAATCATGACTTGAGCCTTGTCAAGTTCTTTTATACATATATCTTTATTTTTATAAGTACCAAGATGATAGTACTTAATACCACCATCAGTAGTCATTAGTTGTAACCAAACTAAGACCCACATAATATTCTCCATTAACTAATTGTTCTTTAACGTCAGCTATTTGTTTTCAGATATCACAACATATACAAAGCCAACAATTATAGCGGCAAGTATGCTGAAAGCAATTAATGCCTCACCCATTTTCTTTTCTCCACATAAGTTCATACTTAAGTTTCTTTTGCTCGTATTCAGACATAATCATCCAATCACGAATTTCATCGATAGTTCTGAAGCACCCTATACAGTAGTCATCTTTTATTTGACAAACTTTTATACAGGGTGATTCAACAGTACCTAGTTTACGTTTAGATCTCACAGCCACCCGCTGCACACGCTAGTGTTTGAGCGCCTTCTGTGTTATCTTCGATTTCGTAGTTTGGTAGCATATTAAAGTCTACTTCGGGGAAAGCATGTTTAGCTTTAATATACTCTTGTTCTGAACAAGCCATATAAGGCGCTTGTTGATAAGTATGTTCTGAATAAGGCAAGAAACTAATACCTGTAATCTGATCAAAGTGTTTATACACCCAATCACCTACTTCCATCCACTCATCTTCTTTAACATAAATAGTTACAGAGACAGAGTGTTCAGACCAGTTCTCTTGGAACTTAAGCCAGTTTTCAAGTTGCTGCAAGGCCGTCTGTTCGTTAGCCAGAGTAGCACCTGCAGGTGACTTAATTGGGAAATAAAACACAGTTGTTTTAGCAGGGTTCATAACGTCTTCCTCGTTAGGAACTCCTTGATCTTTAAGCATTTGTGTTAAGGGGTCATTATTAGACTGTCGAACAGACCTAATGTAATAAGGCGCAAAACGTCCATGAATACCAGAAGAACTATCGACAAGCTGACTAACAGTACCGCTCGGCTTAACCGTAGTGATCGCTGTCGAAGGGTTAACTCCCAGCTTTTCAGCATATTCTTTATTTGTGTCAACTGCTACTTGTTTCAACCTCCGTAACATTGCAGGATCAGGATTACGCAGAATACGACAATCTTGAATACCTGTTAGTGATACACCAAGCAAACGTTCTTCTTCACAGTTCTTTTGCCAAATTTTACGTACATATTTAAAGTCTGTAAGAGTAGATTGAAGTGTTCCAAGAATAGTTGCCATACGAATTTTATGTGCTAGATCTTCCTCTGTGTCATTTTCACGACATACAACCTCTGATAAGTTGCACAGTTGATTTCCACGAAGAAGGATTTCTGCACAAGGGTTTGAACCTTCAATCAAAGAAGAATCTCGACGACCGCTATTGTTTTGTTTTTGAGCACCATAACGACTAAAGATACCCCGCTCACCAGAACCTGATTTCATTAGTGAAACCCATTCTTCTAAGAAAACCGCCATAGAGGGTTTTTGATCGTAAACAGCAGAGTTGTTTGCTAGAGCACGTTGTTCTTCTGTTTCCCACCAACGACCTGACTTGCAATCTCGTATTTCAGGATCTCCCAAGTCAGACATAGAGATAAGAGCAGACCTACGGACACCCCCAACAACAACGATTTCAGCGATTTTACAAACAATGTCATGTACCTCAATTGGACGTAGTTTACGCCCTGCAGCTTCTTTAAAAGTTTTAGTTACAAAGTCAAAAAGATCCATAAGTGGTTGTGGACCAGAAGCCCTTCCACCCATAGTCTTAAGTCGTGCGCCCTCTGGACGTACTTTGCTATAATCCCATTCATGAATATTTCCTAAATATAAGTCTGCAATAAGTTTACGTAGAGCTTTTGCCCAACCTTCTGCACTATCTTCTACTGAGATAACACGTTCTGTTTTAGCAAAAGTGTCATTAACAATAGGAAGTTTGTTGACGTATTTGGCTTCGGCACTAAAGCCTACACCAGTCCCTGCCATAAGAATAAACAGGATTTCATCAAATACTCGTGGGTGATCAACAGCAGCAAAGCTACAGTTATAACCACGGAAGTGATTTTTTGATAGAGCATCTCCTGCAGACCACATAGAGCGCATTGAAGGCATTACTTCATGGTTGTATACTGCATTATGAATGCTATTAAATTCTTCATCAGTAAGTGTATTATTACTGACTTGGTCTTTCCAGAAACCGACTAAGCGATCTACTGTCTCTTTCCAGGTTTCACGACGACCCCAGTCATCTAGATAACGTGAATATCGAGACAGGTGGATAAAGCTTCTGTATGGATCCATTTTATTTCCCCTTTAATAAGTATAATGGAAGATTAATTATTCTTCGTTTTGTTTTTTTATTTCTTCTTTTAGTTCTTCAATCATATTTTGTTTTGAAAAACGTTTGTCTAAATCAATACCATAGGTATCTATGGCGTACTGATCTAGCTCATTTTTATCCATATCAGAGAAAATATCATGTTCAGCAATAGCCTCTAGAACTTCTTTTTCTTCTTCAATAACTTCATTACCATACCATACAGCCCTTAAAACTGAAGTATTATAATTCGCTTTTACAAAAGGCTCTTCTAACCAGCGTTCAAAACGCTCATTGTCAAAACCTTTCTTTTTAAGTTTATCAATTGTTTCTTGCATTAGTGAAACGCCCTTTTATTTTCATTAATTTTATTAAAAAAAGTATCAGCATAGTAGTAGACATGATCTATAAACTGTTGTTCTTCGAGATTTAAATCATCTACAAGCCCATATAAATAATCTTGTATATCTGGATGAAGCTCAGATATGTCAGCCCCTGAATCTAGAAGCTGACAAACAATAGAAATTAATACAAGATGTTGTTCATCCATATTATATTCTGATTTCGGTGGTTTCTTCAAATTCATCAGACCCTTTCTTAAGCCTTCCTATCTCAAAGTCATAGTAAAGTGATCCTGATGGACCTGTTAATCCTGTATAGCGACATTTGAGTACTTTTGTTTTAATAGTGTTCCGCTCTTCAGGATTATCCGACCCAACGTTTCTAGCAAAAGCGATAATATCCATGCTAATTTGCTTAATAGAACCAGAGCCACGAATGTCGTCCATTGACGGTAGTTTACCTTCTTCAAAACTTTTTCCTTTATTATCTGTTTTACGTAAGTGACTAATAAGACCAATCCATACTTCATGCTTCTTAACAAGACGCAATAAATCATTCATGATTTTATCTATTGCTTCGTTTCCTGTAAGGCCTTCAGTACCTTCGGAAGCCAAAATGGTGATATGATCCACAAATAAATACTTACACCCACTAAGGCACATGTACTCAAGAAAATCCATAATAGATCCATCTGAAATACTACCCTGATGATCAAGAACCATAACACGATCATTACCGAATATATTATCAAATCCCACCTTAAGTTCATCTAACGGAATCTCCTCATTAGCTGGATTTTTATTTATTGCCATACCTGCCATTTTACGAGCAGTTTCGGCAGGAGACTCCTCTAACGAGATGATACCGATTTTGTCGGGTGTACTTTGTAAGAGGTGGAGTCCGATTTCTCTGAGTAAAGTAGACTTACCGCTACCAGTGCCAGAGGTCCAGAGAGTAATTTCACCAAAGCGCATTCCTTTCAATTTATCGTTTAACCCCTCCATAAAGTCAGGATAAGGCACAGATTCAATTTCATTATACTTTTCAAGTTGAGACCAAAGTTCATCTTTTGTTAAGATACCTGCAGGTGTATAATCTACAGCATCATAAATAGTTTTTAATACTTTATCAGGGTCTTTAATCCAAAGATCACTTGCATCTTTTTCACTACTTTTAGCTATTTTAATTTTATCATAGCCAATTATACGAGCAGCCTCTTTAGTTGCCTCACGACCTGCATCATCGTTGTCAAGCCAGAGTATAACTTCATCAAAGTTTCTAATCCAGTCACGTTCTTTAATAAGATCTTTAACACTAGAAGCAGACCTTAGAGAGACTACTGGATAGAAGGTTTTGTATTTTTTGTACCATGCTGACTGCACAGACATTGCGTCCAGTTCACCTTCGGTGATGACGAGCCTGGGGCCACCAGAGTACAGGTTTTGTCCAAACATTCCACCTTTAACGGTTCCAATGGAGGAAAAGTCTTTTGGTAGTCGTCTGACCTTGTACCCTGCCAAAGTATCATTACTGAAAAAGGGATAATAATGAGCATCAATATTACCATCAAGATCATAAGAGACCTTGACACCATAATGTTCAGCCACTTGGCGATAGATATTACGCTCTTTAAAACCACGAATAGGGTAATCATTTTGAACCTCTCGTAGTTTATTAGACCAGTCTTGTTTAATGACAGGTTGTTGCATATAGGCCTCTTTTGGAGGATAAAAGTTACGTCTACATGAAAAGCAAAAAGCAGATCCATCATCGTAGATCTGTTTAGCATCACTGCTACCACACTCTTCACACGGTTGATTTCTAGTGACTATCTGTCCCATCATCTTTTTCCATTGTATATTCTGCTACAAATTTACTAAGCTCTTGGCATAATAAGAATACGGCAATACCAATAACAGGATCAAACCAATTATCACCAAGAAAATGAGTAAACAGGCTTATTACTAGACTAAAAACGCCTACGATATATAGCGCAGGAGAAATTGGATGTATTTTCATTGTATTCTCTTTTTTATTTTGTTAACATAACTACGTGTTCTTCGTTTTAAATCTTCTTTAGGAACAAAACGAATTGCAGCAATTTGTTTGTTATAAAATTTATCACTTGTCATACACTCACAAACCATTTGAAGATAGGCTTCTGCATAGTAAAGGCCACCTTTAGTTTTATAAAGATCAACAATCTCAAAACTAAAGTTTTCTTTACCGTACTTTTGTATATCTTTTTTGACATGACTGGAAGAACCAACATAGGTTCTCCATGCCATTTCTTTGCCATAGGTTTTAGAACGCTTTTTACCGCCGTGATAAAATTGTTTCTTACCAATATAAAGTATATTAGTTACTTTATTTTCAATAAGATACAGGAAACCATTATAATCTTTAGGATCAAACTTATAGGGATAATCCCAATGGCCTCTATTCGTACCATGTACATAGCTCATTATAAACATCTCTATCTATTTTAAAGTAGTCACCAATATGTCGCCATATATGAATTAGCCTACCATTAGAAATTAAATATTCATAACCCTTATCTCGTCCATAGTAGTCTGCATAAGCTGCACAAACAGTCTGTTTAAATTCTTTGGGAGTTTCATCTAATAATCGTAAGGCCTTTTTGGGGCCAATCCCAGGAATTCCTGGAATGTTATCAGTTGAATCTCCCATAAGAATTTGTTTCCAATAATGACGATCAGCAAAGTAATCATCAATGTCATATAAAACCCCCTTACGAGGGTTATAATGAATTCCTTCGATACAGTCAAGATCTTTATCTACTGATACAATAACACAGGGTATTTCCTGCTTAGTGCAATCAGTATGCCAAACTCTAACCATATCATCTGCTTCGCAATTATCGGTAAGAATACAACCATCATAGTCTTTTGCAACGTCTGACTTCAAATCTAAGAACCATTCTGGTCTTGTTGATTTCGACTTAGAGCGATTAGCTTTATACTCAGGGTAGACATCTAATCTAAAGTTGTCAGGGCCACCTAAGGCCATGGCATAGTCTGTTGCAAATAAGTCTTCCATAATAGAAGTAAATAACTCATCAAAGTTTTTACGAGCTTCCTTTTTAGTTTCTGCATTCCATATACTAATATATAGTAATACATCACCATCAATTAATGCTATCATAATAGCTCCTTTAATTGTTCTTTAACGTCAGCTATTTTTTAGCCTTAAAATTCTTCGTCTTGATACTCCTTCCAAGATTCATATTCGTCATACAACCCCCAATGATCAGAAAGATGTTCTGGAATTTCATCCATCCAAGATTCATCTTCAAAATCAATATTATAGCTGTTGTCTTCAGAGTCTTCATATTCCCCTATAAAGGCCATTCCAGGTTCATAGTATGAAGCATAAATAGTAATATCGTGATTTTGTTCCCCTGTTATATAGGCTGTAGTAGGTGGTCCCCAAGCAGTTTCAAAGTTAAGCATTAAAGTATCATCTTCTTGACGATCATAATCAATGTCACTAACTTCCCACTTAGTTCCCCACGCTTCAATAGCAGTTCCGTAGTTCCATTCCCCAATAGGAACAAGAAATTCAAGAAGCTTATCTTCTTCACAAGCCTTTACGATTTCATCTAGCTTTGATTTTTCACCGTTAATTGTAACACTATTCATACACCAGTTAGGCATTCTTTTTTCCTTCTAATTCTCTACGTTCTAATTTGTTAATATTATTCCTCATTACTTTATCAAGACTAACACCCATCTTATTAGCAATAATAGTAACGTACCAAAGAACATCTCCAAGTTCATCTAAAGTATCTTCAAGCGATTCTGCCTCAATTACTTCTTCTACTTCTTCTCTTAAACCATGGAACAAATATTCATGATATCTATGTCCAGGTTTGTAAAAGTCTAATGCCATTTTTTCATAAAGTTGGCAATTCATATTCATGCTTGTCTCCGAACTAATCTAAATAACCCTTCAGGGCTGTTAATAGCAGCAGCAATATCTGTTAACTGCTGCCATGTCATAACAATAACATCATACTCATTCTTATACTCTTGATATTGTCGAACAAATACTACATCATTATCTCCAATAATCACCTCAACATCTTCTTGAGAGTCATCTTCAGATAAGACTGTTATTACTGCTGCGTCTTTTTCAAACTCTACTGAGTACAACTTTCACATTCCTTTTTAGCATCTTCATAGCCTTCATCATAACCTTGACTTACACCATCTTCATGACCACGCCAATAGGCGTCATCATCAATTTCATCTTCAATATCTCTCCAATCGTCTCGCCATTCTTCTTCATTTTTATAACCCTTAAGAGCTTCTATTAGATCTTTCTCAAGTTGTTGAATTTCTGACTTAACTTTAGGACCAATAATCCATTCAAAAAGACTAGCATTTTCCCAGAACTTATCAAATAAATTATTTATTACACTTTCGCTTGGGGTTGTTGGCATGATTAATTACCTCTCTGTTCTTTTAAGATTAACTCATAAATAGTAAACAGCTGTTCAAACTTCCATTGATAAAGCTGCTTTAAACCTAGCAAGGCATTCATAACTTCATCAGGAGTAGGCTCACGGTCACCATCCCCTACCTGCTTAAACACTGTTTCAATATCATCACAAACTGCCCAACAGTTCATAATAGCAGCTTCTAAATCATAGAATTTTACCATAACTACTCCTCATTTAAACAAAATTCACAGAAATCCTCTTTAGAAGTATTTCCGCAAGATACACAGATACCTAGTTGTTTAGCTAGTTTATCTATTTTTTCCTCTATTCGATCTAGAAGTTCGTTTACTTGTTCTGTTTGCGTTTTCTCGTTCTTTTGCACGATTCCGTTCCTCTTTACTCATTGGACGAATGTGGTCTTGGTACCAAACCTTAACCACCATGTCGTTGTACTCTTTGCCTTCTATATAAGGAAGGATTTTGCCATTACGCAGCTTAACCATTCCTTTAGTGTACTTCATAGTAGTCATCTCCTATTTTGCAGTCTCCGCAAGTCATAATATTAATACCTACTTTTTTTGGTGCTTCTTCGAAACACTGAATAATAATATCACGAGCCTTTTCTGCTTGATCTTCTTTTACTTCGACTGTATGTTCATCATGATAAAACAAAAGGTGCTTAAAGTCTATATTAGCAGCCTTTAACCTTTCATCAATCATCTGAACTGTGTATTTCATAACTACTGCTTCGGCACCTTGAATAAGATAGTTTAGAGATTTATGTTTTTGATCTCTATCTAGCTTAATAGGACGACCGTCAAGACCATAGATATAGCCTCTTGTTTCAATAGCCTTATTACACTTTTCTACAAGTTGTACTAACTTTGGCAAAGCGGCTTTATATTTCTTGATAGCTCTTTTGGTTTCATTAACAGACTTGTTAATATAGCCACTAAGCTTTTGAGCACCCGCACCGTAAAGATAAGCAAAGATAAATCGCTTAGCTTCATTTCGTGTACATCCAATAATGTCTGCATTCATTTGATGGATATCACCTTCGAGTAGTTGTTTAGTAAACTCAGGATCATTCATGTAGTGTGCTAGTAGCCTTAACTGACAAGCAGCACTATCAGCACTAACCAACTTATACCCACTAGGAGAAACAAAAAGTCTACGAAATTCGGGACCAAGTGTGGCCTTTCCCGAAGGTAGGTTGGCAATGATTTTATGAGTCTGTCTAAAAGTAGGCGTACCAATATTGAAGACGTCACCATGTAAGCGAGAATTATTATCAATGTGATCAAACCAACCCTCCAAGATTGATTTACGAGAACGTAAGGTGTAGTACTCCATAAGAGCTTTACCTACGTCTCCCAGTGGTTCCAGTGAACTATCCGTGAGTTTTGCTGAGACTTTGACGAATTGTCCGTCAACTCTTTTCCAATTCCACTCGTCTGGTTTCCAGCCAATTGTTCCCAAATAAGACTTAACCGTATCAGTGTTACCAATATCACCAGACTCAAAATTAACCCTAGAGTAAGGGCCAACGATTTTGGAATCATCAATAGTACTGCCCATATTAGACCCAAACCAGTTGATAGTGTGGGCAGCCAACTTTCCTGCTTTCGTGTAAGTTGGAGTTTTTTCTTTCGCATAACGTTTACCTGTAATTGGTTCATGTTCACGTTGCGTATCGGGGTCAACAACAACTGCTTTACCTGATAACAGAGGATTAATAAAGTTAGTAATTTCTACCATTTTCGTATCAATCGTATTAACAAGTTCTTTAGCCTCTTCTCTATTGAAGAGCCAACCATTCTCACACTGTTCTGTCATAATCCTATCAAGTTCCATTTCAGAGCGCAAAGCCCGAAGAATATCTTTAGAATTATGTTTGCTAATATAAGTTTTAAGTTCTTTTAACAGATACTTATAAACTTTAGCGCCAAGCCTAACGTCTTGTTTCATGTAGTCAAACATTTCCGTGTTAAACTCTTCGAAACCACCTTGATAGTCACCTTTATAATCCTTGAAGAATTCACCCCATTGTTTTAAAGAGTGACCAAACCCGAACCTGCGATAGTTAAGGACTTGACTCATTATTTTAGTACATTGTACGTTTGCTTTCGGATTCCAGCCAGTTAGCTTTGTTAAAGCAGGAACATCATAGCCATAAGCGTTATGAGCTACGATAGTATTAGCTTTATCAAGCAAGTCTAGAAATTCATTTAATTGATTGGAAAGGAACCAATGTTCCTCTCCTGTATCAATATCTAAAGCACCAGCACAATGAAACTTTGACAACTTAGGAAGTAAGTTATCAGCTTCAATATCAAATACTAGTCTCATCATACTGTCTCATTTCTTTTGACATGTTATAAAGAAGATAGGCTAAGCAATCTCCATAAGAGTCTTCTAGAGTACCTTCCCAAAACATTCTAGCCCAATATTCTAAAGCGTCAGCTAGCTCAGAATATTTACCATTACCTAGATCAAAGTCTAGGTCATCAAGTGCGCTTGGATTCTTCATACATCATTTCCACTTCTGTTTCTCGATAAATTTCATAGGCTTCGTACGCTTTATGCACGGCTGCACGTATAGACATATCATTATGAAAGTCTCTATACATACGAGCCATTCGGCGTATATACGCTTGCTCAAACTTTTTAATCACCGATAAGTCCTTTTAATAGTTCGATGTTATTTTGAATATTATCGCACATTTCATCTAACATATCTGACTCGTAGTTACAAGTCTCATGTAAATAGTGTTGTGCCGTGTTTAAGGCTTCTAAGGCCTTTTCTAAATCAGGCTTACAACGTGCAAGCTGACGTTCTTGCTCAATTTTCCAAGCATCTTCTTCCGTCATCATATGATATCTCCATCTACAAAATCTGGCCAACCTTCATTGTAAACCTCTGCAAGCTCTTTTTCAAACTTAGCATGGCTATTAAAATAGCTAAGTAACCTATTAAGATCAACTACTGCATCTGCGTGAGCAGGACCATAAGCTACATAACTGTTAGTGCTTGCATCGTTCCAATCATTAAGATCATTTTCAATAGTTCCTTTGATATTGGTTAAAAGTCTAGCTATTTGTTGATTTGTCATTTTCGATTACCTCTACTAATCTACTTGCATACCATTCGATTTTACGAGCGTCTTGAAGCTTAGCGTCTTTCTTACCAAGACGACAAGCATACTTAAAAATCTGACCTAGTAAGTGTGATTCAACTCCCTTGTGATGAGACAAGATATATTCCATCAAATCCATATATTCAAGACCTTCTGAAAAACGTTTATACGCTTCTTTCGGAATCATCTTATAATGTTGTGGATTAATAATATCATCTTGTTGATCCAAAGACATATTTTTGAAGTCACCGTGGAAGTTTATATTTTTAAGATGTGCTTTAATTTCTTCAGAGCCTCCGTAAACTTTACCCATAAGATCAGGAATTTCATCACGAAACCGAAGATCGTCTTTAGGTTTTACTATCTCCATTCCATCATGTTCTTGTTCAAAGGCCATGTCTGTCATGAGTCTCTTTTCTATTCTGTTATAGTTATTATCCAGCAAGAATTTAGACCATTCAGATATATCTTGATGATCTTCAAAAACTTTTTCTCTGCCCATATAAGTGCCGATAATGTAGCCTGTATTGCCTACAGAACGTTCTATTGCCCACTTATCAATGGCTTCTTGCCAAGAATTAGTTACAAGCTCTTTTTCACCACTTATCATTACCTGATATATTATGCTCATTATCTTTCGCCTTTAACTCTTGAACGTGTCTTTTTAATGCAGCTTTGTTTTCAAAGCCATGCATTTGAGCCGCTAGCTGTTCTGCCTCATAACGAGTATAACCTGCGTCATACTCTAAGATAGCTGCTCTTTCTTCATACTGGTCTTCTAGAATAACCCAGTCATCATTATAATTACCATCTGTCGTATTCATCTAGTAACTCCTGTTCAAAGTAACTCTGATACTTGTCCATGAGATATTTATAGATCCTCCATGAAACTCGTCTATGTTGATCTAAACTCCAAATATCAGTAATTTCTACATCTCTCCAGAATGGTTCATCATGAGAGCCACCTCCTTCGGTAATAGTACCATAGACTTCTAGCTCTACATAGGGCATGTGTCTAACATCTATGCTAAATACTTTCCAAACGCTATCAGTAACCATTAGTATAACTCCATTACTGGTTTACCTTCGTGAGTTCTAAGCCTTACCAAAGTACCTTCGTCAATTGGTTCTTTAGTGTCAGCCATTACAAAGCTATTGTATTTATAAGGATTATAGGTCACAAGTCTTCCACGACCTAAGTTAAAAAACATATCAGGCTCTACGTTACCAACAACAAAAGCATGTACATTCTTAGACTTTTCTTTTAATACTTTCTCTCGTCCAGCTTGTCGCACAACAAACTTTGGTAGGCCTACTACTACAGAGTCTTTATGAGCTACTACTTTACCGTAGTTCTCTTTCTCTCGGGACTGAATTGAGAAAATATTTTTGTGCAAATTCCAATACACAGCTGCTTTCATCTTAGCCTCCTGCTATTTCATTCCAAATACGCCGATCAAGATCAGAAGTATAGCCTTCAGGTCTTAATGCAGCTTCTATCTGAAGCGCCTCATTGCGCTTGAGATTGCACCCAATAATCTTAAAACCAATTTTATTTTTAGGTTTAAACATATCGAGCATTTCAATTACTTTGCGCTTTCTAGGGCGTAAGCCTAACTCGCATTCTTTTGATTCAATGCGATAACGTTCAGGAACTTCTTCATAGGGTGCAATACCAATATAGCCCCAACGAAGCTCATCTGAGGCCCATCCAACGGCTTTACCTGTGTAAAACCAGTGATAGACATAGTACAATGGACCTTTCTTTTCTTTGTGAAAAAGTTCCATTTCTTCTGAGTACCATTTAGCCATAGTTTTCTCCTGTAGGACCAAAGTATTTAGTTAGATATTTCATTAGACCTTTAACGCTGCCAAAGAACTCTACAGTATCATGCATTACACCTTCAGGGCCAAGAATGGCTATTTCAGGTTTACCGTCTATTGATACTATAGATAAGTCATGCGCATCGTCAATTTTAACGATTACTTGTTGATGGTCAATCTTCATTTATACTCCTTTCCATCTTCCCAAGCTTTTAAGATTTTAGTTTCAACAATGCGGGCATCATATCCACCTGCTTTAAAGTTTTCATACCACCTATGAGCTTTATCATAGGTATCATAAGCACCGCCTTCAGGCTCCCACCACCAGAAACCTTCTTCGTCTTGCATCCAAAGATGCACTTCATACATTCTAGGACTAAACCCCATTAGTAATACTCCTTCACAGCTTCCATAGCATCGTAAATCGTATAATGCTTTTCTGTAGCCATAGCTTCATAAAAAGGATGAATAAAGTCATCCTCTTGCGCCCACAAGATAATAATCTTATTTTTAGTATGTGCAAACATTAGTTCCATAGAAGTACCAGTACCACGACCAGAATTTCTACGTACATCTGCAAGCACAATCTTTGAATTAGCAATATCTTGAAGGTCTTGTTTAAAGATGCGTTTACAAGTGTTCATAGTTTTAGTAACATCTTGTAAGTTTTCTGATAGTTGATCATGAAAGCTAACTCTACGAGTAGGATCAAGTGTTTGAATATCAGAGAGATAAAGATGATCAGTAGCAGTTTGTCGCCAGTGTGTCATCATTTCAACTGAGCAGTCTTCCATTGGACCTGCTAAGTATACATAATTTTTCATTTGTTTTCCTCTTGGTTGACTAGTTTAATAAAAAAGGGAGACCGTTACAGTCTCCCCTAAGTTTAATTAGAACATTAATTCGTCATCAAGCTTATCAGATGCTACAAACTGATCTTGATCGACTATTTGATTGTCAGCTACTTTGACAACCTCCATTTCAACCATCTCGAAGTCATCTTCTCGTGGTTTAGGTGTATACTCTTTAAGAGTAGTTACTTGTACAGCCATTAGCATGGATGCAATACCCTTACGGCCACCTACATTGTACTCATATTGATAAACACGCACATTTCCAACAGAACCATTGCCTAACGTGTTTGGATCGAGTGCAGAAAGATCGCCGCCGACTAGACTAACTGGGTTCTGAGGTTCACCATTAGCCTTTTTAGTCTTCTTTTTTAGATTGGCTTTGTAGAACATACCTTGATCGTCTTCATCTGGTTTGACGTTAAGGTTTAGTTCTTTCCATTCTTTTGCTTGCTTCTTATCACGAGTACGGATTTGAAGTTCCCATGTTGGGTTATTAGCATCAAACGTAGCATTAGGCTTGTTTGGGTCTAGTTTAGCAAAGAATAGTTCTACATTTTTAAGAATAGCCATATTTATTTCCTCTTGGATATCTATTAGGTTAAGTTTGAACAGTATTGTTCTTTAACGTCAGGTAATTTTTACCCAAACGTTTCAATGATATACCAGTATTCTGGTTGATCTTCCATATACATTTCTGCATAGGTTTCATGTTTACTGCCTGGATTTATTTTTACTTCCAAGCAGTTATTGTCTTTATTGTAGTCAGTTATAAGTACAACTTCTGTTACACCTTCAAATTCTACTGTTGCATACTTATGCAAAAGCGAAATCGGATTCGAGTACATCGCCGACATTTAGATTACCTTTCTCTGGTATTAAATCACTTGATTGAAGTTGCTCTAGGATATTCTCTAGAGGATTAGCTTCGTAGAGTTCTACGAATTTTTGTCTAACATGATAAAACATTTTATCCATATTACCTGCATGAGATCCGAAAGAATCATGCACAACAGTAACAGGATAGTCTGCATCATGTATACACATTGTTAAATGAACTGCATCAAGACTATGAACTACATTAGGTGCAGCACCAGTCTTTTGCTTAGTTTCATTAACAGTAGTTTCTTCCCATACCTGTAACTGTACTTTAAGTATGTCATCGCCATATTTAAGTTCAGTACGTTTAGTAGTAGGCTTACGGTAAGCCTGTACTACAGGGAAGCCTGTTATTGGTGAAACCCAATTCATATGCTCTTTCCTTTGATTAGCTCTTTCAGCTACCGTTTGAAATAGTCTTAGCATACGTGCTGGTCCTTTAAGTTCCTCATAACAGGTGTTATATACCAGAGAGCCAAGGAGAGCACCCCAGAGGTGTTCTTTGTCTCTCAAGTAGGGTGATATATCACGAGTGTCTTCTATTACCTGTTGGCCCATACCGTAAGACGTACCACCGTAACCCAGTGTCATAACATTACGCTTGACAGTTTTACGTTGGATTTTCTTGTCTTGGATATTGTGCCAGTATACAGCAAAAAGTTTTTCTCGTAAATCACGGTTTTTATTGCGCCAGGATTGTGCTTCTTGAAAAGCTAAAGCTTTACGCTCAGACTTATCAGGAGCATTTTCATACGTACGCTGCAAGTTAACTGCTGTATCAAAAGTCTTTTGAAACTTGTCAATAGTCTCTTGATCTAGCTTTTCAACTTTTTCTTCTAGACGTTCCCACACCTTTTCAGCAATAAACATATACACATCGCCTGGAAGTTTACTAGGAACAAGGTTAACAAGAGGTGCAACCTCATCATCTTCAGACATAGCTACAAGATGTTGTACACCGTTGTTAGAACCATCAATATACACAGGAAGACAAGATGGAAATTCTGAAACGTCATTTCCTTGTCTCATCCAATCATGTATAAGCGATAGTTCATAACAGGCTGCTAAAAAGCTAAAAGGCTTATCAGCATTCATCCATATAGTATTAGTCATGGGCGACTCTACATAATCAAAGATATGATGTATGTTGTCAGTAACCCACTGAACACGATCATCAAGGCTAACTTTATCGTTACCCCAGACATTTGCAGTATGAACACAAAGCCAGTAATAACCAACATCCCCTAGTGGTACTGCTTCGTCTAGCATTAGGATGCCTTTGGCATTGTCACTAGACTGCTCGTGTAAGAACGCAGTATTAGGGTAAATACGACCACGGAAGTCGAGGTTATACAAATGATAGAAGGCTTTGTCACTGTGCTTCTCTGCAAGCCTCTGTATAGCTTCTGCTTCAATAATTAACGAAGCCCGTTTAATAGGATCGATTTCCTTAGTAAATTTAAACGGATTCTTTTTATTGTGCATACAGTTTTTATAAACATCAAAAACAAACGGATTAATACGCCAGCCTGTATTGTTTAACTTGTTTAGTGTGTCTATTACGTAAGACATGTCATGGTTTTCATAATGCTTTAGCGCATCTTCATAACCCTTCTTAATTACACTAATACCTGTATCTTCATGATAAGAATCTTGAGACCAAGGTTTAGCGGGAGTATTTACAGGAAACATATCACACTTTTCTGTATCTACTAAATCTAAAAGCTCTTTAATAGCTTGCCAATCTTTAGCATGTAGAAAGTATGACCTATGTTTATCTTTTTTACCATTACGGTAAGTATGTTTCTTTCTGTAACCAAGTATGCCTAGCTCAATATAACTAATTATAACAAACCAGCCACCTTGCACATCAAGAACACTATTTTGTTTCTGTCTTAGTTTTTGCCTAAGACGTCTACCAATACTACTTGCTACTTCTACTAGTGTTGCTTTCCTTTCTAGCCCTTTAAGAATATGTGCATAAGAAAATTCAATAATATCTTTTGCACTCATTTTAGATAAAAAACTTGCAGCTTGTCTTTTATCTAAGATAGATTGGCGGTATTCTAGATCTTCTGTTAAACAGTCTAGAATGTTTTTATTTTCCAACAGCTCTACCTCTTTTTTAAACAAAAAAATTAAAATTACCCCCTACCCCAAAAAAGGGCAGAGGGTTTCTATTAACGATTGAAATAAGCAGTACTCCAACCGTACGCCTTAATCCAATCATATATCGAATCTACGCAAACTTTATATTTTTTGCTTGCAGAAGGTGCGCCAAAACGCATAGAAAACTCCATAACACTTTTACGGAATTCTTCTGTGTATTTACTCATGTTATCTCCCTTATCTAAGATAGGTTTAACATTAAGGTTATTTCGGCGTTTACCACCAGCAGCATTACCTAATGCATTATACCAACGATGAGCTGATGCACGAGATATACCAATAACTTCGGGAACTTCATTACACACTTGACTTAAAGATAAGTTGCTACTTTGTAAACGACTTTCAATATGATCTACTACATATTGACGTAGCTCATGTGTGTATTTTTTTCCATTTATCATTGGTTGGAATTTAAATTTACGCATAAGAGATCTCCTTATTTATTTTGCGTATGCTCGATAGATCACTGTGATCCAAAGAATACTCTACAGAGAGGAGCAAAGCGCAACATGCGTTCCAATTCATGTTAACATTTGTAGAGTACTCATTGAATAACAGTAAAAAGAGCCGCCCCGAAGGGCGACTAAGTTACAGGGAGGAATTGAATTCTCCTTGATCCAAGAAGAACTCTAGATCTTCTTCTTTTGGTGGATCAACGTAAGTATGAGACCATTTCTCATCTATAGCCTTAACAAGATTGCTAAAACTAATTGCCTCCAAGTGTTCTTTCTTTTCTTCAGCTGTAAGCTTTTTCTTCGGCATAGACTTTCCTTTCTATTGTTGCAACACCACCTAGCTTTTCTAGCTTTGATGCTACTTTAAGAAAATGTTCGTCTGCCTCTTCTTCTGTCTCACAAAGTTTATGAGCAAACATAAAACGTCTGTTGTCATAGTATTTTACTTCCCAGTACATGATAGCCTCCTAACTGTAATCTATTGTGAGAATGTTTTCCATAGTTATGCCGTGCTTTCTGAAAGCTACGCCATAAGCTACTTTATAGGCATCCTCTTTTGACCAATTAGATCTTTCTACTACACTTACTTTTCGTGTAGTCTCTGGAACATGGTAAGTTATCGTGCATACGAACATTAATTATCCTCCACATATATTGATACTGTTCTTAAGATAGGTGTCCAAGTAAAGTGTGTAACTTTATCTGGATTGCACTTCCAGTACCCATCAGCAATGGATACTAGCATCTTATCTGCAAACTCTAAAGCAGAGTCTACATTTGATTTATCTACTGACATCGTTGTTTCTTTGTATTTAAAAGTAAACATTTTCGATTACCTCATAAATTGCAAATACAACAAGAAAAATGCACAATATTACGAACATTGCCATTTGATTACTCCTTTTGGTTTCCACTTGGTGATACATAGTATCATTATAGATTCATTGTTTTTCTCACTTTATTTGTAAAATAAATGTGATCCAACTTTGCCAAGGTACTTCATGTCTGAAGCCCAGTAGGGTTTTACATAATCAGCATGATAATGTGTTGCCCCAGTTTTCGGTAAATACATATTAGGATCAGTTATTATAATCTCTGCTGCTTTGTAGATTTCTCTCCAAGCCTCACGATCAAGGTAACTCATCCGAGTTGGATCATCATGTTTACCGTCATGTGTCCAAGAAAATTGTTTGCGTTGCCATACAACATCACAAACAGTGTCAGGATAGTGTTTTGAAGCAACCCTGTTAAGGGTTACTTCTGCAACCATAGCTTGTTCAACTAGTGGTCCATTTCTTGCCTCAAAGAACATGTTCAGTGCTAGACACACTGTCGCTGTCATTATCATGGCTCTTGCTCTCTTTCTGTTTTTGCTCTTGCATATAATATGCGATTACATATTCAATTACTATAGGCGCTACAATTAATAAGATCTTAGTTAAGGTGCTCATCGAGTTCCTTTATTATATAGTTTTCAAATTTAAGTTGATAGTACCTCATTATAAACGAAAGTACTACCAATGTAACAAAAAGTTTTTTCATATAGCCCAGAGTAATTACATGCTTTACTTTGTAAACTTATCCATAAGTTCCTGCAACTTTTCAGCAGTTACTTTTTGAATAATATCGTCATTAGGTAACATACTTTTCAAAGTATCTTCTGCCTTAGACAAAGCTTCAGAATTTTGAAAATAACTCATTGCACCGTAAGCACCAAGTGCGCCAAGAACATATGAACCAAGTACGATAAATGGAATAGGCATTTGAGATCTCCTTTTTAAGCCTTTCTATTTTTAATGTTTTATTTTTCTTAGAAAAGAAAAATTGATATGCTGCCAACTAGACAAACAAGATAAAACATTATTACTGTGATAGCAATCCAAGTAAGCATTTTAACCCCTCTATTTTGGTTGTATCATTATAGATGCCTTAATTTTCTCACTTTTTTGCTGACGTTTTTGATAAAAAAGGGAAGCCCTTTAGGACTCCCCATAGAGTTAACGATACTTATAGTTACGTTCTTTGTTTTGTGCGTTAACACCACTAGCAATAGTAGGCAACATCTTAACAATTTCTGTTCTTGTTTGTCGTGATATATCACCTGTAATAGAAAGGTTAACAACCGTTTGACCTCCTGCATTAGCACCTTGTTGTTTAAACAAGTCAGCAGTTCTTTTGCTTGGTAGTACATATTCCCCTGGAGTCAGCATAACAGGAACGCTATCTTTCCCTGCTTGACCGATATTAGGGTTTACAAGACCACCCATGTTGCGGTTTTGGATAACACCACCTTGGTATCTTCCACCGCCGCCGCCACCTGTACCAACGCCAGCACCAAAACTAAATAAGTTACCAAAGAAAGTATCAAAGGTTGATTTAAACGAAGAAGCCTCTAAAAACGCTGCTATAAAGGAATCTACAACCGTATCAATAATTGTTTCTGATAAAGTATCTAGTAGACCTTCGAAGAAACCTACAATAGTCTTTTCACCCTTTAGTAGTTCTTTAAAACCACTTGAAAAGGCGTCCGATATTTTGTTAGTACTTTCTTGAGCACCTGTTGTTAAACCGTCTAACAAATACTGTTGATATTCTATTTCTCTAGAAATTAAGCGTCTAGCTTCATAGTCATGAAAACTAGTTTGTGCTAAGTCTTCTTTTAAACCAATAATATCTTTTGTAAGATTATAAGTCCGTTCATCAATTACTTGACTTGCGTCCATTCCAAAGGCAGCTAGACCAATTTCAGCTTGTTCTGTAGTACCTCCTGTAAAGACTTCAAGAATTGCTCCTTTTTGGGCCTTTATAGTTTCAATAGCCTTTTTGCGTACTGCTACATCCATTAAAGAAGAATTTACTATTCTCTTTTGAGCAGCTTCAATAGCCTTTAAAGGCGCTTGTAACCCTTCCATTGCAGCTTTACCTAAAGTTGCAGCTTGCCGAATATCTACAGAAAAACCACTTTCTCCAAGAGATCCTACAAACTTTTCAAAGACAGTATCACCGTTTTTATCATCAGGTTTGCCAATAATTTTTTGAAGAGCATCTTGGTATCCTTTGATTAAGTTTTCAAAGGCTAAAATTTGCTGGCCTTCTGCACCACTAACACCCCCTTGTCTAAGGATATCAATTGCTAAACCTAGCCCTAAAACTTTACTAGTAAGATCTTCAACTTGTTTCTTTTTGTCAGGATCTAATTTAACTACTTCTGTTAAATCAATTGGATCATCTACTTGGTCTAAGGCCGATTCATAAAGGCCAAGAGTTCCTACAAGCGGAATAATTTGATCAGCAATTGCGTTAGCCTCTTTATTGAAGGCAGTATTTGTTTCAGTAACAGTTTTAGTGGTATCTGCAAGAATGCTATCAATTTTCTTTTGAGAATCTTCAAGCTTCTTCAAAATATCAGGAGTAATAATTTCTAAATCAATATTTTCAACAAGAGACGTATCACCACCTAATCTAGAAACAACTCCTTCTAAAGCGCCTGTAGTTCTTTCAACAAGACCTTGACCTGCTCTTTCTTGATCTTCTTCAAAGTTCTTTAACATCATTCCGATTTGATTAAAGAACCCTGCAATGCGTGGCAAATCCTTGCCATTTTCACCTGCAAGAATTTCATACAGACCTGGGATTTCTTGAGCAGTTATACCTGCTTCTGTAAGATAATTAAAGACATTTTGAATATTTTCATCAGAGAAAATTCTTTCTCCAAAGTCATCAAACTGAGGGGGTCCAAGAATTTGATCCCAAGTTGCGCCTTCTCCAAATGCCCTTTCTAAAGACTGTCTAAGAAGCCTTGCATTACCATCATCAGAAAGAACTTGTCTTAATGCTTCTTTAGCTGCTTTATCTAGTTCTTTGTTAACTTGACCTGAAAGAACTTTTAAACCGCTACGTATACTTTGAGGTAATATTGAGAATTGTTCAAAAGTTAATTCATCAAAAGCAAGATTTGTTCCACCAAAACCAGAATTAGCTAAGTTAAGCGCATTTGTTAAAGCTTTAAATTCTTGTTGCTCTGCTTGTCTGTTTTTCGAAATAGCATTAATAGCAGAAATTGCTGCAGATTGTTGACCTAAGCTTGACAAAATGCTGTCTTTAACAGCTTCTGCCATAAGATCAGGAGCTTCTTCTAAAATTCCAAATTTTCTTCCAAGCTCTCTAAATGCTTGAGTAACGACAGTATCATCGTTTTCATTTTGCAATCTTTGTAATTCAGCAAAAGCAATTGCTGCTTCTTGAATAGTAGCTGCTAAAGCATTTTGAAGTTCTTCTGGAGCTTCTAAAACTGCACCTCTAGACTGAGGGCCAATAATCGGGACTAGGTTTCTTAACAAATCTCTTTGGAAGGTTTGTTGTTGTGTTAAATCCCCTGCGCTATTAAGGAAATTTAATAGTTCTCTTAGGTAAACTGCAGTTTGTTGAGTATTAGCACCACCTGCTTCTACAATTGAAGCTAGCTTCTTTAATTCAGGATTATCAGTATCTTGTATAAGCCGATTAAGATTAAAAAATCTTTCAAGCGCATTTGCTTCTTCATCAACTACTTGAGTTGGATTTAATTGATCAAATAAAGCTTTTGTAATAACATTAACATCAGAAGTAGCACTTGCTCTTAAGATAGCCCTTTCAACATCACGAGTTGCTCGTTTTAGTTGTTGTAACTCAATAACAGTATTTTCACCTGTTTCTTCAAATGTTGCTGCAGCTCTATCTTGAACTTTACCTAAAGATTTTAAAGAAACCTTAAGGTCTCTAAATGCTCTTTCATTAACATTGTTTAGATTTAAATTACTAACTCTTGAAACAATATTACTAAAGTCTTGACCTGCAACTTCAGCTTGCGGCATAACATCTCTAAGTTCTCTGCCTAGCTTTCTAGCCTCTTTAGTGGTACCTGTTAAAGCACTTCTAATTCTGCTAAAGAAGTTATCAATCTTTTGGAATAAAGTATCACCTTCTCCAAAAAGAATCAGCCCAAGAATTGAAATACCCCCTGCAATCCACATAGCAGGATTTAATAACATGGGCGCAATTCTAAGTGCTACTGAACCAAGAGTTCTAATAAGAGGGCCAATAATACTTGATGCAAATCCAAGAACTTGTCTTGTAATAGCAATTTTATTTAGTCTGCCTGTTGCGCCAAATAATAGTTGAGCAATCAAACCAACATTTTTACCAGAAGCAATACTTTTTCCTAAAGCAGCAAATCGAATAACATTCATACTAAGAATTACTTGCTTAACTGCTCCTGCTAATGCTGCAAAAAAACCTGTTATTTTTCCAGGTCCAAATATAGCAAGCAAGAACAAAGCACCATTTGCTAATTCATAAAAGTTATCTTGAATCTTTTCAAGCATAGAGTTCACTTTAGCAGTCGTAGAAACTTCTGCTGCCTCTGCTGCGCTTGACATTCCTGCAAAAATAGTAGCTACTGCTGCTACTAAGCCGACTTTAGCGGCCTTGCCAAAACCTTTAGAATAAGTTTTACCTGCTCTCCGACCTGCTCCTTCAAATGAATTAACAATGTTATTAAATACTGAATCCGTATTTTTCTTAGCATCATTAAGACCTCTTGACCAAGCAGAACTAAAGCTATAACCATATTTTCCTGAATCAATCTGTTTACGAAGATTATCCATTCCAGAACGAATAGATGTTAATGCATCTTTAAACTTGCCACTAGAAACTTGTTTCTTAAAATCATCAAAATTTAGTATACTAGCTAAATTAGAGCTTTTTGCCTGTTGAGCTGCTGAAACGCTTACTGCTGTAAAAATTGCTTTAACGCTACTAAGCACTTTAGTCAATAAGCCTTGAATACCTTCTTTTCCTAAGAAAGCATAAGCAAGCAAGCCTCCTGAAATTAATGCTTCTGCAAAAGCACCACCCTCAGTAAAAGCACCTAAAGCACTATTTATAAAAGTAATAGCTGCAAGTACACCTGCAATTGCTCTGCCTTTACCCATAAAGAGTTTAAACAGTAACCCCTTTTCTCCACCAAGCTTACTTATAGTGCTAAAAGTATCTTTGAACCCAAAAATAAGAGTCGAGAATAGAGTTGCTGCAGCAGCACCTCCGACTAAAGAATTGAACAATCCACCAAATAAAGTAGATAAAGTCTGTGGGATAACTGCAAAGGCACCTGTAATTTGATCAATTAATGCCTCTCCAAAGGCAGCAGCAAAATCAATAAGGCCTTGTAAAATTAAAGGTGTATTTTGAATAATAAAGTTAAGAATATCACCAATTGCACGACCAAAGGCTGCGCCCAAGTCACTAAAGAATCCAGAGCGTGTAATGGCCTCTCCGAAGAGATCAGTAATAACTCCTGAGAAATTAGCTGCAAATCCTGCTGCAAAAACTGCAATAAACTTAGTCATAAATGCAGGAGCAGCAATTGCTAAAAATGCTGTAGAAATACCTACTGCTAGCAGCTCACCTAATCTTGGAATTGCAGATGTTAAAGAAAAATAAACATCGGCAATAGCATTATTAGCTGTTCGAATTAAATCTCTAAATACTCTAGCAGCATTACTAACAATTCTTTGAGCTTCAGCTGCGATATCAACGCTTGATAATTTTAACTTAATATCAAAGTATATTGCTTTTAAATTTCTAAACCTAAATAAATCAGTTACTTTCTTAGCAAACGTTGAAATATAACTTAGTGTTTTAGATAAAAACTCTTGAGCTTTTTCATAGACACCAACCATAGTGTCTGTCCACCAAGAGTTTGCAATAATTTCATCATAAAGCCAAAAGAAAGTTCTCTCAATTGTTTTAGCAAATTTCTTAATTCTATCAATTACTGAATCAAACATAGATATTGAGTTTAGGCCATCCATTAGGCCGCCCCAAGCTTTTTGAGCAGCTTTCATACCATCTACAAAAGAGTCAATACCTTCTCTTTGTACACCTACGTATTTTTCAAAAAAGTCTGCTGTTTGATTTAAATTAAACGGATTGATATCTTCAAGAGCTTTATCTAAACGCCCTAGCTCTCCTAGAAACTGTCTAATAGACACACCAAATACAGAAAGAATTGCATCAATAGTAACAAAGAATCCCTGCAATACAGCAACAATACCAATGAACACTGTGGAAACAATATTTAGACCAAAGAAGGCAAGAACAATATCGTTCACAAGAGCTTTGATTGGATCTAGTATTTTATATAGTCTTTCAAAAGACGTAAATCTAAACGCTAAGATCTTTTGGTCTACTACACCAAGGAAAATTCCCATGCGTAGTAATTCTACGTTTGCACCACGAATAAATCTTTCAGTTAAGTTAAAGACGTTATACCAACGCCGACCTAACGTATCAATAGAACCACCTAAATCTTGTAAGGCTACTCCAAATTCAATTAAACTACCTGCATTAAATAGCCTGTAAATAGTTCCTTCAAAACCAATGCCTAAGAAACTTTCTACAAAGGCATCAGTAGCACCTAGTAAATTTAAAAATCCTGTTGTTAACTTACTAACACCTGCAACTAAACCTAAAAAGATGTAGTCGTTTAGAACTAGCATAGGAACAATAATTGCAGGGGCTGCGTCAGCAAGTCTGCCAAGCAAAGCACCAACAACACTTACAACGCCCTTGCCAATCTCAAAAAAACCTCTAAATACATTAGAAATGTTATTATAAATTAAAGATGCACTTAAAGCAATAGATGTTGCATTTTCATTAAAGTATTTAGCAACAGCATTAAGTGCTATTCCTAGACTTCCAACTGCTAAAGTAGATCTGTCAAACTCACCAATAATTCTAGTTATTTGTTGTCCAACCGAAGTTATTGATTGTCCTACAGTACCGTTAACAAGTTCAAACTCTTTGGCTACAGCTTCTGCTTGACCTTCAAGAGCATTAAATACTACATCTGTAGTTAGTTTACCCTGCTCGGCTAAACCCCTTAAGTCACCAATTGCTACCCCTAAAGAGTCTGCAATTGCTTTAGCAATACGAGGTGCTTGTTCTAAAACAGAGTTAAGTTCCTGTCCTCTAAGCGTACCTGATGCCAAACCTTGACCAAGTTGGAAGATTGCAGCTTCAGCAGCTTGAGCAGAACCCCCTGAAATTGTTAGAGCTTGTTGTACTGTATTTGTAACTTTTAATAGCTGCTCTGCACTAACGCTGTTGCCAAGTGCTTTACCAAATCTATTAAAAGTCTCTGTTGTCGCATTAATAGTAGTACGTGTTTGTGTAGCCACATTGTACAAACCACTTAAAGTTCTGTCTAGCTCTTGTGTACGACCAACAACAAGGGCAACTTTGTTTTCCATATTTACAAAAGCATCAGATGCTCTTGTTAGGGCATCGCCCCCAAAGGCTACCGTAATAGCAGCGCCAATAGCAGCAATTGATCTGCTTACTTGGTCTGCTCTGCGAGAGATATTTTGAACAGATTGTTCAAGTCTCTGCAGTTCACGCCTAGCCTGAGAAGTATCTGACCTGACTCGTATAGTAACTCCTGCCATGTTACCTCCTTAATAAAATTGCCCCCAATAGTCTCTTTATATTAAGAGGCCATCAGGGGCAAATACTAGGGTGTTAAAATACCTATTTTTGATAAGACTTGTTCAATAAAGTATCTAGGTGCTTGTTTACTATGTCCTGAGTTTAATACATCAATGTATTCTACATCATTAAATATTTCACCAACTTGATTGCCTAACGCTATTGTTTTTCTATTTTGCCAACCTTTTCTTGCTTTTCCTGTATCTACAGGAGTTACAATTTTAAGGTTTTCAGTTGCTAGATCAATCTGTTCGTGAATTTCCATAGTTCCACGCTCTAGAACTTCTCTTTCAAGTCTCCTCATTTCTTTTTTAAAGTCTACAACATCAAGTGTTATCATTACCTTTTCCTAAAAATTTAAGATTAGCACCGTCCCCGCCTTTTGCTTTAAGCATCTTTTGCAATACATTGCCTTTGGGAACAGCTCTGTCAGGAACTTGTTTATTAATTTCTGACGTTTTAATTTGTCTTAAAGTTGGGAATATTTCTTCTGCACTGGCTTTTACACCTTGTGATCTTAATAATAAGTAAGTTCTATGATCATCTCTATAGTCTACAGGATGATCTCTAAAGTAAATAGACCACTTAACAAATTCTTCATATGACATTTTTTCTTGAAGTTCATAGACAGGAGTCCTTAAGTTATACGCTATCTCGTATAAAACAGTCTCCTCGTCAGTTAGTTTCCCGAAGTTGAAGTATTCATGCCTGAGAACTCGAGAACAGTATCAGACAAGTTATTTAGTTCTCCCAAAGGGAATGTGTTAAATTCGTCATCGGTAAGTTGATCAGCTCCGACAACTGCTTTGCGCAAAACAGTCTTTAAAAGATTAAGTTGTTCTTTTTCATCTTTTGACTTAGATAGCTTTTTAGCTACATCTTGAATTTCAAATACTTCGTTTAATGTCATTTTACGGATTTCTACTTCTTCACCCATAAATGTTGCGGTTTTTGTAACTGATTTTCCAACTAAATGTTTCATAATATTTCCTTAATTAATCTTATCTTTTTCTGTAAATAATTCTGGATTATTGGCTTGAAAGTCATCAAGCATTTTACGAACTTTATGAAGGGTATCTAGAGTTTCCATAATCTCTTTGCCCACCATAGAGTTGTTGTCAAAGTCTTGAAAACGTTCAAAACTCTTACGAATACTAATATCTACACTACGTCTCATATGACGAAAGGTAGTACGCATAACAAATGATTTACTAAATGGTTTTTCCATATATTTCTCCAAACTAATAGGAAGCCCCCCTTAGGGAGCCTCCTTCTTAAACGTCAGCTATTATGATGCTGCAATTGTTGCAGGACCAACAAAGTCTGTTTGAGCAGACAAAGTAACAGTCGCAGTTGTAGCGTCTGTCAATGCCGGATTTACTAGAATAGCTTCGATCTTACCTGTAAAGTAGAATTCAGTGTTTGCTTTTGCTAGCGTGGTACCTGCACCTTCGTCTTGTGTGCAAGCTTCTTCTGTTAGCATAAAGCGGAAAGCAACCTGCTTACCGATAAGAGAGTGTAGGTCTTCCATATCTGCAGGAATATAGTTTACTGTAACCTCTAGAGTTGGGGCGTCAGCCTGACCTTGTACCTGTGATGATGTGTTTTGACCATAAACAGGTACGTTTACGATGTTTGCAGGAGTACCGATTGAAGGGAACTCACGTACAGAAGGCATACGTAGATGGTTAGCAACGCCTGTTACTTGACCGTCTGCTGTATCTGCTGTGCCTGGAGTTGAACCTACAAAAAGTGCTGCGTATTGAATTGCGGTTTCTGTACCTGAAGGAATTGATTCAGTTACCATATCAAGGTAAGTAAAGATACCCGCACCTAGGGATGAAATATGTGCCATTTATTATTCTCCATATATTTTAAATGGTATGATATAACTTGCGCTATAAAGCGATTTATTAGCTGGGTCTAGCCCTTCTACATTTATATAAGATGTACTAAGCTCTGTGCCATTAGTTAAACGTTTGTTTTCTAGATTATTGTCAAGAATATCTGCAATTTCCATAATTCGAGACTGGCCTTCACCTGCCTTTACAAATATTTTAACTGCAACTAATCCAGAAAGATTTTTATCGCCACCATGGGCTAAGTGCTGACTTGTACTTGGAAGTACATTTAATCTGCAAAATTCTGTTTCATCAGAAATTGTACCTTGATAGTTATCAGGATAGATATCTATGTTATTACTAGTCCAAGTAGCTGCTGCAAAAACTGATTCAATATCATCCATGAGATTATCATACATTATGAAACCTCCTTGGTTAATATTGCTTCTATAACAAATCCATTATCACTATAATCAATAATATTATAAGCTTTATTATTTACAGTTAAAGAGTCATATACAGAAAGATCAACTCCTGTTTTCATCAGTGCAGTTATAATAAATGCATCTCCTGAAGGTTTTTGAGTTGATTGTATAATAACATCTACGGATTGTGTTGCAGTTGTACTCACTGTACTTCTTGTACTAAAATCATAACTAGAAACAGATTTACTAGAAAGTGTACCTGTTTTAACCAAGTCTCCAGCAGCAGCAAAAGCCTTGTTTACAGAGGCTGTTACTTTTGCTGATAATGACATTAGTTAGCCCTCCACCATGATTGCCCTAAACCACCATCTCCACGGCGAATTAAAGGTTTAACAAAGTCTCTTACATATTTTGGATTTACAGAAACTCTTGTTACATCGTTATTAGAGTCAGTAATAGAAATATTTCCGACTTTAATTGATTCAAAAGTTTGAGTTGTTCCTGTTAAAAGATCTTCATTGTTTAATAGGTGTAGTGCTTGTTCATAAACAGCAGTTTTAACTTTATCTGGCACTTCGTTTATAGCAATTTCTATTTCCTGACCCAATCGGGAATCATAGTAAATTGCTTGTTTACGAGGCCATGCAAGAGCTTGCGAAGAGCTAACAGCGGTGCCAATCCAAGGATTGTCATCGATTATTTGTGTAGCCGTAACTAATGCGTCTTCTTTTAATGAATCTGCCGCATTACTCCAATTTGCAGAATCAATACGTGTTTCAAAATAAGTATCAGCATCAGAAATAGCTACATAACTATTAGTATTAAGAACTAAAGCCATTAGCTCCTCCTAAATCTTATGAGTGGTAGATAGGTAGAATGCCTAGGTTTAGAGCATCCATTTTACGATCCCAAGCTGTGTTTGCCGCCATATTTGCGTTTGAAGCAAATGCGTTAGTTGCGCCAGCCCAATCATAACCCATTGGGTGCATAATAAAGCCATAGCGATACCAGATGTTTGTAGAACCACCGCCTGTGTAAGACGCTGCGTCACGGTCTACTTCTACTGGTGTTGGTACGTTTACAGGAGCAAAAGTTACAGAACCTGGTTTTACAACAAATGAGCATTTATTTGATTGTGCATTCAAGTCACCTGTTGCAGGTGTAATTGCTTGGTTTGCACGAGTCATTACTAGACGGAATTTACCACCAAACAATGTGTTAAATTGTAGGTTGCCATCTGTAATGATTGTTTCGTCAACAACGTTAGCTGCACGCATTTCTGCCATTACTTCTGGTGAAGTAACTAGATACATGTAGTCTGGCTCATAATCTTTGTAAGCCATTCCAATTGCTTTGAACAAACGCTCACCACGGGCTGCGCCTGTAGCTGTTGAGTCAAACAAAGGACGAGCATCAGAAGAACCAGTTGCTGCTGAACCAAATTCACCTGCTGCGTTTACGTCAACAAAGAAGCCTGTTGCAGAAGCATCTGCATCTGTATCAAATGCTGTAATACCGCCGTTACCAGAGCCACCTGCGTCACCTAGTGCAACTTCATAACCTGCAACACCTTTAAGTACTGACATAAGAGCATTACCTTCGTCATCACCACGTACTTGTGCAAAATCACGAGCAATTTTTGCTAGACCGTCTTGACGAGATACTACTTCTTGTAGATTAACTTGTTGCGCACCAAATGTACGAACAGTTTTAATATAGTCTGCGATATCTGTTGTGATATCTGTATATGTACCATCAGTTGCACTTGAAAGAGATGCAACATTGATGTTTGCAGACAGGGGTTTGTACCAACGGAATTGACCAATAAATGATTCACCGTCAGCATTAATGTCGTCACGCTGACCAACGATTCCTGTTGAGTTTAGTTTCTTTTCAGTAGTGTATGCTTCATCTGCGTAGGCAGAAATAGCAACTGCTACATTTTGAAAGTCTGTATTTGTAATAGCCATTTTATTTATTCCTTAATATAACTATTTGTTAATATGAAAAATTTCCGAGTTGACCTTTAGCAGCTAACGCTAATACTTCTGTTTGAGACATTTGACTTAAAGTCTTTTTCTCAGTAGTATCGGAAACCCCCGAAGGAGTAGTTGTTCCACCGCCACTATTGGTTTTTACACGGAACAAAAACGAATTATCTTCACTTTTTGAGTAGGAATCAACAAATTCTTGAATAGAAGTTCCTGATTTATGAACCCAAATGCCATCCTCATTTTGAACAAGTTGCTCAACAATATCACGGTAGGCCATTTGGCGACTGCGCTCATTACGAAAGTCTAAAGCACCTAGCTGAGAGTTTACTACATTATCACGATTAAGTTTAGTATTTTCTTCTTCGAATACTTTTAACTTAGCGTTAGCTTCTGCGAGTTTCATCTCTAGAGCCTCTTGTAGCTTTCCTTCTTCTTCTAGACGTTTAATTGCTGCTTCTTTTTGTTGTTGTTCTATTTCAGCAGCCTTTTTCAAAGCTTCGTCACGTTCTTTTACCATGCGATCCATGTTAGACTTCATTTGTGAAAGCCGATCATTAACCGCCTGTTCAATTGGATCAATCTCTTGTTCTGTATTAGAGGGTGCCTCTTGAACAGTTTCTTGTTCTGGAGCCGCATTGGACTCAACTTCATTTACTTCATCTTCAATTACTGTATTTTCTTCACTCATAATATTTTCCTTTCAAGCACAGCTTGAGCTGGTATTGTGTCACAGACACGTTAAAGTTTATGGTCATAGGCTATTACAAATAACTATGGACCAATACCATACCAATCTTGTCCATCAGCAATGGGTGCAAGAATGTCACGGCGTGTTATTTTATTTGGTGGGTCAATTAACCCTAAATCTTTAGCTCTCTGTAAGAGTTCATTATAAGATTTTCTAGAAAGACCTTGTTTGCGCATTTCTAAAAGCGTCTTTCTAATAGTATCGCCCTCAAGAGCATCAGCATAGATGGTTCTGAGAGCAGATTTTGCTCTACGTGCTTCTCCAATATTTGTAAAGAAAGCATCGTGAATAGTTGCAGTTTCAATACCGTTTTTACGCCCCCACAAATGGAAACGTCTTACAATAACAGCATCGTTACTATGATTTCCGTTAACACCTAATCCGATACGTGCATCATTAAGAGAACCTTTACCTAAAAGTTTTCCATCTTCAGCACTAGCTTCATAAATGTTAGCGATTCTTCTACCTGTCACAGGATCACGGAACTCAATACGTTCTTGGATCTTTGGACGGTATCTCTGTGTCATAATTTTACCATCAAATGTTACCCAAGGTATGTCTACCTTTTGTGTTTCATTGACGTAAATTCTAGCAACTTCTTTCCAATAATTAATAAAGTTATCTGTTACTGGAGCACGTTGTGCTAGATTCTTTGACATAATTCTTGATATTTCAGAAAACTCCTTTGGTCCAACAATACCTTTACGAGTATTAGTAAATTTATTTACAAAGTCACCAACATCAGGGTGTATGTCTTGGGCCTGTTTTAAAAGAGTTCTACCTGCAGGTTCATTTTTATTGATTAATTCGACTAATTCTGCTCTAAAGGCTTTAAGCTCATCAACAACAGTAGTCGCACTTAATCTTTCTGCAATTTTAATTTTACCATCAATAATTCTTAAATTAGCATTTAGATTATCTTTAGTAATAGTAATAAAACCTTTATCATCTAAAACCTTAGATAATTTGTTTGCTACATTAGCTGTTTTAGTTGCAGCCCCTGCGCCATAAAACGAAACCATGTTTTGAGACTTAGCGGCTTTAGCTAAATCTTCCCAAGTAAGACTTGCATCTCTCAACGCAGGTATCTTAAGAAATTCAGGATCATTGACTGTATCCATGGCAACCAAGTCATAAAGACGATTTTTTTGAGTTGTAGCCAAAACATTAGAAGCTTGTGAAACAGCACGATCGCCTGTAGACAGACCAATAATTTGAGCACCAGAAGAACTGGCGTCATTTTCAATCATTAATTTTGTTTGATAAGTCTCTAAGCGGTTGCCTGATTTAAGATGTCTTTCAATGCGAGCATACTCAAGTGCCATACGTCCCATTTTAGGAACCTCTGGACCTTCTAACCCTCGAATAAGAGGATGTTCTAAAAACTCTCTCATGCGTCTATCACGCTGAGTAGTAGACATCATTATTTCGCCTAGCTCTATAAGCCTTTTACGATTACGATTAAATATCGCTCTACGTCCTGATTGTGTAAGAGCTTCAGTTCCAGGTCCAATAAGCGCACCAATTTGAATTTTTAATTCATCGAGTGCATCTTCAGACATATTTATTGCTCTACCAGAGTTTAGAAAAGGTCTGACTAACTCACCACCTGTAGGTGTTAAATATCCTCTATGATAAACACGACCACGAGAGTCTATAAAGACAGGAGTACGAAAATTTTGACCTCGTTGAGCGTGGTATTTAGCTGTTGCCATGAGGCCATAACCTTGCTCTCCACGATTAAGTATTTCATGCCTAAATTCGTTGAGACCGTCATAATATTTTGTGTTACCTCTGGGATCCCTAAACCTAGCGAGATCGTCCATGAATCCGAAAAATTCATTGTCTACTCCATATTCTACTTCCATA